CTCAGTAATGTTATATTTTATCACTGAAACCTACCTTAAGACTAACACACCTATCACAGCCAATGTGGATGTAACAGATGTGACACCATACATAGCTACACAATCAGCTTTAAGGATACAGCCTATCCTGGGTACTACGTTCTACAATCACATGTTGAATGCATACAATACTCAGACACTTACACCGGATGAGATTGACCTAGTAGAGTTCATTCAGCCTGTCATTGCTTGGAGGTCAGCTGAAGATGCGGTATTTGGATTGACGTATCAGCTAAAAAATAAAGGACTTCAGACTCAAAATGGTGATTATTCAGCAAGCGTATCCAGGTCAGAGGTAGCCTTTGGGATGGAACACTATGCACAGAAAGCTAGTTTTTTTGAGCAACGTCTAATAAGATGGCTATTAGCTAACAGAAATCTGTTCCCGATATTCATTAGTACCACTAACATGGATACTGATCTAAGACCAATGTTTAACCACTGCTCTTGTATCAATCAATATCAAACAACTTGCACAGGTATGTGTGGTAACCTACGAGAAAACGGATACAATAACAGCATCCTGATACTATAATGGAGTCACAGGTAGCTATCTTACTAAAAACAATGCAGGCTAACTGGCTTAAATTGTTAGCTACTATAAGTGCATTCTTAATGCCAATATCAGGGCTGCTATTTTTGGTGGGGTTTGTTATCGTACTTGATACTATCACAGGTGTATGGAAGTCAGTAAAGAACAAAACAAAGATAACTAGCAGGGGCCTCAGTGCAATCATTAGCAAGATGCTACTTTATGAAGTAACCGTTATCCTGTTCTATATGATAGATCACTTTATCCTTAACAATATCATACTTCAGTTCTTTTCAGTACAGTTGTTACTCACTAAGATACTTGCACTCATCCTGGTTAGCATTGAAGTCATGAGCATTAACGAGAACTACAAAGCGGTGAAAGGACTTGACCTATGGCAGGCTATGAAAAATCTTTTCGCTAGAGCTAAGGATATAAAAAAGGAAGTAGATGAAATTAGACACAACCAAGATATTACAGGAACGCCTATCTAATGCACAGTACTTCCATGAGGAGTCTGAAAAAACACAGATCTATTTACACCATACAGCAGGAAACGGGAACCCAGTAGCTGTATCACGTTGGTGGAATAGCAATTCAGACAGGATAGCTACTGCATTTGTGGTAGGTGAGAAGGGAACCATTGTACAGTGCTTCAGCTCCAGGCACTGGGCTTATCACTTAGGCATAGATAGTCAAGATTTCTCAGTACATGGACTCAAGTACCAAAACTTAAACAAGCTATCAGTAGGTATTGAGGTGTGTAACTGGGGTCCATTAAAGCTAAGAGATGGAAAGTACTACAACTATGTTAAGAGTATTGTTGACCCATCCATGGTAACTACATTAGATGCACCATACAAGGGTAACATCCATTGGTATAAATATACGGATGCACAAATCGAAAGCACTCGACAGTTAGTGGAGTACCTGTGTGAGACCTATGACATTCCCAAGGCTTACCGGTCAGAGATATTCAGCATTGATAAGGAAGCATTCAAAGGTACTCCTGGGATTTATACACATAACAGTGTTAGAAAAGACAAGGCAGATATTTACCCATGCCCTCGAATGATTAAGATGTTACAAAGCCTATGAGATATTTGATACCTATACTGATACTCTTTGTATCCTGTTCAGCTCCAAAGCGTGCTCAATGGCACTACAAAAAAGCGTTAAAAAATGGGTTGAAGGTAGTGCAAGAAAGTGATACAATCCGGATAACTACTATTGACAGCTTTGCAGTGATACGAAATGATACGATTGTATGGGAGAAATTCTATACCACTAAGGATACGGTAGTATATTTTAAGAATGTGTACGTTCCAAAGACTAGATGGCAAACACGAATAGAGTATAAGGAAAGGGTCAAGACACTACGCATCAAAGGAGATACACAATGGAAAACAGCTAAGGCAAAGCAGGTAGTTAAATACAGATGGGCATGGTGGCCTATTGTTATTTCTTTCTTTATTGGTATATTGCTTCGGTTTTTAATACAAAGAGGGCTACTAGATAGGATAGCTCTACTATTTAAGCTATGAGAAAAAGACTATTTTACGACATTGAAACATCCTTTAATGTCGGTGTGTTCTGGAGGACAGGATACAACCTAACAATTAACCCAGGTGATATAATACATGAACGTGCGATTATATGCATCTGCTATAAATGGGAGGGTGAGGATGAAATTCACAGCCTAACTTGGTCCAAAAATCAGAGTGATAAGCAAATGATTGAGAAGTTTGTCAAGGTTTTAGCTCAAGCGGATGAGATTGTAGCTCACAATGGGGATAGGTTTGACCTCAAATGGATACGTACAAGGGCTTTATTCCATGGTATTGGTGTTATGCCATCCCCAAAGACAATAGACACTCTTAAATGGGCTAAAAAGTACTTTAATTTTAACTCAAATAAACTAGACTACATAGCTAAGCTACTTAAGGTAGGTGCTAAGATGGATACAGGGGGGTTAGATCTATGGAAAGATATCGTGTTTCGCAAAGACCAGGAAGCCCTGGATAAAATGGTAGCCTATTGTAAGATGGATGTTGAAGTACTTGAGTCAGTATTCAATAAACTAAACAGCTATACGCTATCTAATCATAACTATGCAGTACAGCATGGAGGTGATAAGTATGAATGTCCTGAATGTGGAGCTGCTAACTTCCGATATAATAAAAAAGTAGTCACTGCTGCCGGTACTGTACATCATTGGCTTAAATGTAAAGAATGCAATAAGCATCATAAAATTAATCACCTGGTGTTCACTAAATATCAGGAATATATCTACAAGCGTAAGTCTATAGCCTGATTTTTGCGGAGATTATTTAAGCTTTTACCCTGACTTTAATACATGTTTTTTAAGTTTTTAGGCTGACTCCTTATTTAGAATGATTATAAATTGTGGAAAATTGTTTTCATATATGAAACTATTTGTATCTTTGTCAGGTATTAACACTTAAAAATTTAGTTATGATAGAGCAAATCAAAGCGTATGAGCAGGAACTTAAGTTTCAATATGAGGAGCTAGTGGATGCATTTGGACCATTAGACTCAGCTACTCAAAGAGCATTCTTAGAATGGAATGTTATGGATGAATTACTAACCCGTTTAAACTTACAAGATGAAAAATAAAATACTAAATGACGTTTTTTCTGCCCTGTTTGTGGCAGTGTTCCCTATCCTATTGTATAATCTTTTAATCTTTTTAATATGCTAGTAACAGAAGTAACAAACGACACAGCCTACTTTGAGAGAGCATTCATGCATGGAAGCTGTAGTTATATCATCAGAGATCTACATGGAGATTGGTATATTGAGGTAAGTGACTTCAATGCCTTAGAGCATCCTGGAGAAGTGGAGCTTGACTATGAGCTCACTGATGAGGAAAAGTATGAAGTTCAGTACCTAATTGAACAGCACCTAATGGAGTATAATATCATTGATGAGTTAACTGACCCAGCTAACTACTACGATGAGGATGAGTGGAGGTACACATGTTAATCGGTAGAGATTTATACTCAATGGCTGAATGGTGGATACGTCAGTCAATGGCAGGAGATAAGGGGGGCTCCTTTAACATCCCCCATTATATTGAATACCTTAAAGCACGAAACTCATGTTTAGATTATTGTACTACTACGAAAGCAGACTTGCAGAAAGTTACGAATTCACAAGTGAAGCACTTTGTTATTGGAAGCTCAACGAATTTAGAAAAGCAGGAACCCACATCTACGGACACTTTGTAATACAGAAGCCATGAAGATACCACAATTAAAGAGATGTTATATCATTGTAGATATGTTGAATGACATGAAGATACATACCCACAAAGAGATCAGGGAGAAAGTCAATGATAAGATGGGGCAAAACTACTGCAAGAGTCAAATTGAAAAAGACTTGAGCTGGATAAAATGGAACCTAGACCTAGATGAGTATTATTCATCCGGCTTTGGAATTAGATTGTATGAGCCTCTTGACTTTTGGAAGGCATTAAAAAACTATTTAGAGGTATGAATCAGCACAAAATATACAGGGTTCTTAGACTCTTGCAGCTCCTACAGGAAAAACCGAGAACAGTGATGGCAATATCCAGGTACTTAGGCACCAGTGAGAGAACAGTTTATAGATATTTTAAGCTATTTGAAAAGCTAGAGTACACTGTAAAACGAGATATTTATTACAAATACTATATTGAGAAGGTATGAATAAAATAATAAATGATGATTTTAGAAATCATGATATACCTAATGGACTAGTAATTACTGACCCTCCGTATAATCAAAATTACCATTATTCAGATTACAAAGATAACCTAACTACTGATCAGTATATCAATTTACTTAGCTCAATACCTAGGCCATGTGTGATTATTCACTATCCGGAGGAGACTATAAATATCTTACCAATAGCATTAAAAGCTAAATGTGAACAGGTAGTAAGCTGGGTATATAATAGTAATACAGGCAAACAATCTAGATTGATTTCATGGTGGGGATGTAAGCCTGATTTTAGGAAAGTTACTCAGCCATATAAGAATCCGAATGATAAGAGAGTAATTAAATTAATTGATCAGGGTAAAACAGGTGCTAAGCTATATGATTGGTGGGAAGTTAACCAGGTTAAAAATGTGAGTAAAGAAAAAACTGATCACCCATGTCAAATACCTGAAGAGATTATTAAGCGAATAATTTTAACTACAGCAGATATTAATACATTGATTATTGATCCGTTTGCAGGAAGTGGCACTACATTAAAGGTAGCAAAGGATTTAGGATATGATTTTTTAGGATTTGAGATAGATACAGAATACATAGAAATAATTAAAAATAGATTAAAATGAATGAGGAACTATTTGAACTGAGCAAAGTGATTAACCAGGATATCATTGATATTATTAAAACGTACAAACTAGATAGCTCCAGTAGGAAGCAGGACCTAGTTAGCAAGAGATACTACCTGTACAACTACATGAGTAAGCACAGGCACATGACTACTACCATGATAGGAAGGTACTTCAATAGAGATCATAGTACTGTAGTTCATGGGATATATGAGCATGAGTACTGGTATAAGAATAAGGATGCTAATTACCTTAAGTTTATCCATCCGGTACCTGAACTAATCAGAGCTAAGAGGTCAGATATAAACATCTTTGATGTGGATGTCATGCCACTGGATGATGAGGAAGCCAGGATAACTATCACCGGTAACTTTTCCCCAAAGTTATTAAGAAACTTCCAGGAACAAATGACCAAAGAAGAATTATGTACTACATTTGAACTATCATAATTTTTTAAGGGTTATATACGGAGAGAGGGGAGCATTAGCTCCTCTTTTTTTGTCTAATCCATGACGCTGTGTCAATTCTCTATATATACCACTATGTAATTTTACACTATGCACACTCTAAAATTTTTGTTTTTTTATCGTCATATCGTCATGAAATCGCTGAAACGTAAGCCTGCATTGGTTTATATCCATGACGCAAAACTTTTTTTATCGTCATTTATTGTCTATTCATTGTCATTTATTATATTTGTCCGCTATGTATAACCCAACAATATCAGTATTCAGGTCCCTTTACAATTCTAAAGAGACTCCATTCAAGCTTACAGCTATAGAAGTTTATAACAGGATTAAGAATGGTAATCCCGATGTAATTAACAAAATTAACCTCATCCGATATGGGGAAAGTGAGCATAAAAATAAGCTCATGGCGATCATGTTTAATGGGACCTTTAATGAACGCAAGGATGACGGCCTAATTGAGCACAGTGGTTTATGTATCCTGGACTTCGATAAGTATCCGGATACAAAGATCATGAATAAGGATAGAAAAAAGCTCAAGGAATGTCCGTATGTGTACATGATGTTCACGTCACCGAGTGGAAATGGACTCAAAGCAGTCATTAGAATACCACAAAGTGACAAGTATGAACATAAACGCAGGTTTGGTGCCTTTGCTGAATACTTCCAAAGTGAGTATTTTGACTCAGCCAATAGCAATATCTCAAGGGTTTGCTTTGAAAGCTATGACCCTGATGCATATCTTAATGAATTTGCGGATGAGTATACTGATATCCTGGAGGATAAGGGATACACTGTTAGTGAGAAAGCCCCAGTGCTTCCATTAACGAATGAGGATAAGATCATTGAGTTAATCATGAAGTTCAATCATGGTAACTTTCAAGAGGGTGAACGTAACCTATGGCTTTTTAAGGTAGCAGTATGTATGTGTGAGTATGGTGTGGATGAGAGAATGGCGAAAGAGTACCTGCTTCAATATCAGCAACCTGGCTTTGAGGCCTATGAAATCAATAACACTGTGGCTAATGCCTACAGAAGGGGTGCATTTGGTACTAAATACTTTGAGGATAAGAGCACAGTTGACAGGGTGAAGGTAAAGCTAAGAGATGGGATCAATAAAGAGGATATCAAAAGGCAGTTAGGAGTGGATGAGAATATCATTCAAAGTGTACAGAAAGATGTTCAGAACATTGATGATAAGTTCTGGGAGGGTGAAGGTAACAAAATGAAGATAGTGCCAATGGACTTTGCAAGGTTCCTGCATAAGCATGGCTTTGCCAAGTACTATCCTGAAAGCTCTAAGAAACCTACATTCGTTTATATACAGGAGAACAAAGTAAACGAAAGCGGTACCGAGCTGATTAAGGACTTTGTGCTTAACTACCTCAAATCACAGGGTGAACTTGATGTTTACAACCATTGTGCGAAGTCAACAAATTTGTTTACCGAAAACTATCTAAACATGCTAGATAGTATTGACATGAAGATATTGCAGGATGATAGAAATGTATCTTATATCCCTTTCCATAATGGAGTGGTTAGGATAACTAAGAAAAGCATTGACCTATTGAGCTACATTGATATTGATGGCTACATTTGGTCCGGTCAAATAATTAACAGAAATTATACCTCAATCGCGATTCACGATAACAACTTCAAGGATTTTATACATAAGGTATCAGCACAGGATGATGTGAGAATACAAGCCATGGAGACTACACTGGGGTACCTGCTTCACACCTTTAAAGATAAAACTGACCAAAAGGCAATTATATTTAATGATCAGGAGATTGATGATAACCCCAACGGTGGAAGTGGTAAGAGCTTAGTGTTGACTGCATTGAGTAATATCCGCAAAGTAATCAAGATAGACGGTAAGGCCTTCAATCCTGGAAAGAGTGATTTCGTATACCAACGGGTTAACTTGGATACTCAAGTGCTTGCCTTTGATGATGTTAAAAAGAACTTCGATTTTGAGCAGTTATTCTCACTGATCACTGAGGGTATCCCTGTCAATCGAAAAAACAAAGATGAGATCTATATCCCATTTGAACGTTCACCCAAGATAGTTATCACTACCAACTATGTAATAGCAGGAGCAGGTACATCACATGACCGTAGAAGGCATGAGATAGAGTTCTTTCAGTACTTCAACTCACAAAGGAACCCAGTGCAAGAGTATGGCCGGCTATTATTTGATGAGTGGACTGCTGACGAATGGAGTGCATTTGATAACTACATGCTGAATAACTTGCAAATGTACCTGCAGATAGGGTTAATGAAGTCTAAGAGTATCAATGCGGATGCAAAGCGATTTATTCAGGCTACATGTAAGGAGTTCTATGACTTTGCTATTGACGGTAATATATCGGCTAACATTAGACACTACAATAAGAGCAGTCTGGAGGCCTTCCAGAATGATACAAACGCATTCAAAGACCTTGATAGTAAAAAGTACTTGAGATGGGTGGCATCTTGGGCTACTTACAAAGGCTATATCATGAGCAAAGATAGAGACCAACATGGAAGGTACTTCGAGCTCAAGCTTCCAAGCACTGACCCGAATGATTTTAACAATATAAAACCAACAAATGAAGCACCTTTTTAATTTAGCTGTAGTGATGCTGATAGCATCCTGCAAGAGCTCACAGAAATGTGATGCGTATGGATACATAGAAGTAGGCAGATATGACTATATCCAGGTAATAGGTTACACTGATACTGTACCTACCTATGGCAATTCATTTATCCAACTTCCTAAGGGAGAGTATGACTTGAAAGTATGGAAGGATAAGGAGGAATATCTGCTCAAAATTAAACTATGAAAAAAGAGTATAAGGCACTGCTTCATGAGCTTAAGCTTCAACGCTATGCCATTACACATCCTAATTTTCCACAAGACTATATACCAAAAACAATGTACAAAGACTCAACAGCAAATGGATTGACCAGGGCAATCTGCGACTATATTAACTATCAAGGCTATCAAGCTGAACGCATTAACACAATGGGAACAGCAAGAGAAAAAAAGACTACTGCCGGTAAGGTGATCGGGGTAACCTGGACAAAGGGAACCTCTACAGCTGGGAGTGCGGATATATCTGCTACCATTAAGGGTCGTAGTGTGAAAATAGAGGTAAAGATAGGTAAGGATAGACAGTCTGAAGCACAAAAGAGATACCAGGAGAACATCGAGAAGGCAGGAGGCACCTATTATATAGCAAAAGACTTCGATAGTTTTGTAGATTTTTTTAATGATTTTATAAATAAGTGCAATTAATTTGTATATTTGTAGAAATTAACACCTTAAAATTATGACAACAAGGAAAACAGCTCAAGCTGAAGAGCCAAAAACAGCACTAAATATCTATCAAAAATTGCACTGTGCTAAGCAGTCAATGGGTAAAGTCATTAAGAATGCCACTAACCCTCATTTCAAACGCAGTTACGC